TCACCGCTTCGGCGGAATGACCTCTTCATATCCCGGCCTGAGAACTTCCAATTTCACGCGGACCTCAGGATCGCCTTTCAGCATATCCAGTGTCTCGTTTGCCTTCTCATGGTCTTCTGTCGTTAGGACTCCATACCAGGTGATGGTGCCGGATTTATCGACCTGGCGGATGGAAACGCGGTACTTTGTCTTTGTCATGCGAGCGCATATAGCGCGGGGAGATGTGAGGAGGAAGAGTTGCCGTTGCGAGGAGCTACCTCGCTTCCATCGTGTACGGCTCTTGCACTAGCCGGCAGCTATCCGGCGCGGACGATTTATGTAGCAAATTCAGGCGGATTCGTCTAGGATATTTACATGACTATGAAGCAGATGATCACCTCTGGCTTAGCCATCCTCATCGGCAGCACGATTTATCATTTCGCCATGGGGACCGACCCCGCTAAAGCTGGCGGAATCTTTGGGGGGAACTTCGCAATGCTCGTTGGTCTCACGCTCAACGCGTGGCTTCTCTCAAGGAGAGGGCTATAAGCCAGCAGCCATTTCCTTATAGCGCGCCTGCTGGAGCTTCCGGGCGGCCTCTTTGCGGAAGTAGGCCTGAATCGGGTAATCGGCAGCGCTCCACACTTGTGTTGAGCAGGCTCGATTGAAAAGCTCGCGTGCCAGTTCATCGATTTGGTCAAATGCGGCGGTCATCGCCGCAGATGCTACTTCTTCCGAACTGGTATCGCCCATCGTACCGCGCTCGATGCGTTAAGGCCAAGTTCCAGGGTTTCGATAGCGCTCAGCTCGCACTGCTTCACGCCGTCCACGATCAGTTCGAAAACGGGCTGGTCGCCGCGCATATCGACTGCTATGTAAGCTTTTCTGGTCATTGGCGCACCATTGTAAGGTAGTCGGCGCCGCGCTGGACATCGACAAAAGCCACCATGCGACCGGCCTTCGTCTTGGCGTTTGGATCTAGGATGACAAGGATGCTCTGGCCCTCGTCCTGCTCGTATTTGCCGATGCGGCGGGCGTAGTCGTCCAGGTGCTTGTAGCCACGGGCGCGGATCATGAGGGGAGACGTTCCCTGATCGGAATTTTCCCACTGGCTGACAGCCCAATTGTGCTTATGACCACAGACGGCGATATCAACTCGGTCCCCAAATTTGGTGGCCTTCACCGGGCCGTGGATTGGGTTCCACATAGAGTTGCCGGGGAAGTCGTGGGCGGCGTTAATTCGGAACTCCTCGCCGTTCGGGAATTGGAGCACGAAACGTGCTTCCCAATCGAGCATAGGGACGCGCTGGGTGCCGTAGCGCTTGTTCATTTGCTGATGGAGCGCAGAGCTGTCGCCCATGTGCTGGTGATTGCCATGAAGCCAGACCAGCCAGGCGAAGCCGCTATCGAGGAGGAGCCACTCAACCAGTCTTCTGGCTGTATGGACAGATGTGTCCTGGTCCGCATATTTCCTGATCAGTCGGCCGCCCCAATCGTTGGCGCTATCGCCGATATTAACCGCATACAGGCCCGGCGTTTCGCGGCTGATTCTGGCGTGTTCCTTTAGGACGGGCCAGTTGCACCCATTGTCATCTATATGAACGTCGCCCACAAACAGGATACCGATCGGCTTGTTATCCTTGATCTTGATCGGGAACCATTGTCGAGAGTTTTGTGCCTTCTTTGCTCGTTCGAAGTTCCGCGACATGCGGTCTATGATTTCATCAATCGGCTCATCGCCATCAAGGAAATCGGGTAGTGTGATTGCCTCGTCCTTCTCTGCCTTGATGCCGGCGCGCTCCGCTGCGCCAAGCCTTCCCTTCAACGTGGTGACGGGTATTCCAAGCGCTCTGGCAGCGGCGGCTCGGGAGCCATGCTCCGCGACCGCGCGCTGCATCGCGCGCAACTCCTCATCGTCCGTGGGAATCCCCATGCGGTTTGGTCCCTATGCTGTTGACGGGAAAAGCTTTTCCACTGCGCGGGCTAGAAACCGGCGCAAAAGTGGAAATCAGGGCTTGGCAGGCGGGATAATGATGTCGGGTTGTGCGATCTTCAGGTAGGCATAGATGTCCGAAATCGGCGTATACAGGCCGTAATAAGGAAAGCCCCGCATGCCTGCCGTGGTGACACCAAGCAGCTCATAATCACCAGCATCATTCTTGTGATAAAGCGCGCCGCCAGAGGAACCAGGCGCGATGTCTGGCGTGGCTTTGAAGTAGACGGTCCCAGGCTTCGCGAAGTCGCTCGTTTCCTTCGAAATGAATAGGCCCCTGGTGACGGTCAGACTCAGCCCCAGAGGATAGCCGACAGTCCACACATCCTCGCCCATAAGCAAGGTAGGTTTCTCCGGGGCCAGTTTCGCCACCGTCGGAAAAAAAGTCTGTTTGTCCTTCAGCTTCCAGAGCGATAGATCGGCATTGAAATAGACGCCGAGAATCTTGCCCACATAAGCGTCACGCTTGACCACCTCGTTATCCTGGTAGACCGGGAATTCGATGCGCTGGTCTGCGTCCTTGTCGATGGCGCAGTGGCCGGCCGAGAGGATGAGCGTCGTGACGTCGCCGCTTTCCTTGTCACGGTTCGAGTAGATCACCGTGCCGGAGCAGTTCCCGTTCAACTGGACGGTTACGCCCAGCACCTCCTTCTGAAGCTTGGCGAGATCGGCTTTGTCGGCGGCGTGGGCAATGCCGATGGCAGAGAAAACGGCAGCAAAAACCAGTGCGGCCAGCCAATAGGCCGGCTTCAGGACGATGCGGGACATGGGGATTTAGCCTTTGAGGGAGGAGGAGACGTTGGTGCAGGCGCAGTGATCGGCCGCATGAACTCGAACAACCATGCAAACCGCGATGATGGCTGATAGCGCCATCACCATAAGGAGGACGGAGAACCAAACCAGGAAGCGCCAGGAGAAATCGGCCATGGCGGTATCCTTTCGAACTTTCGCGTGGTTGGAATACGGGAAGGTTATGCGCGGTCGCGTATATCTTTCGGATATTCGCGAATGCGTATTACGGAGAGCCTTTGAAGGCGAGCCAGAGCAGCCCAAGCGCACCAGCAACAAGGATGCCAACCGCAGTTACGAGGCCCTGTTGCTTGACCGTTTGCACGCTTTCGCGCCAAGCACGAAGGTGGGCCATATCTTTCTGCAACTCGACTGGATCGCTGGCATCAATGCCGAGCTTGAGCAGGGTTTCCGCCACCGCTTCCGCGACGATCTTCTTAAGCTCATGCTCGGTCATTTGCGCAGCCTGCCGATTTCACTTGATGCTGTTCTGTGATACAAAAAGCGAACGCGCCGCAGGGATTGCAGCCCGGCGACGCGCTCTAACCAGCCAACACTCAGGAGGTGTCAGGTGGCTAATCCCAAACTATGTTCGATCCCAAATTGCGGCAAGAGAACCCATGCTCGCGGATGGTGCGATGCTCACTATAAACGGTGGCAGACTCAGGCCGATCCGCTAGCCGGCAAGGATGGAACAACCCACGGTAAACCGCTTGCCTTCTACCAAGAGGCGTTGGCCTATCGTGGCGATGACTGCTTGGTATGGCCTTTTGCGCGAGACCCGCGCAGCGGCTATGGCAAAATGAAAGTTGGCGGAAAGATGTGTGTTGTATCTCGGCTCATTTGCGCAGAGGTCAACGGCCAACCGCCAACACCCAGTCACGATGCCGCCCATTCATGCGGCAAGGGCCATGAGGGGTGCATTAATCAACGGCATCTGTCCTGGAAAACGCGCGCCGAAAATATGGCAGACGCCATCCGACACGGCACCACGACGCGAGGCGAACGCAGTCACCATGCCAAACTTACCGAGGCAGAGGTGCGCCAGATCCGAAACCTCAGAGGGAAGATGCTGCAGCGCGAAATTGGCGACCTATTCGGTGTGACGCAACAAACCATAGGTGACATCATGACCGGCAGAAGGTGGGGTTGGCTTTAACCCTTCCGCCTGATGGCCGATGCGATTACACCGCTACCGGCTACAATCCCGCCCGTTAGAAAGAGATTTTGCCAAACAATATCGGCATATTCTTTCAATTGCGGAGGAAGCGTCGCGACGTGAGGGAGGGTGCCCCCGCACAATGAATCGAGCATGCCCCATCCGTACCATGCGGCGGTCGGAATGGCAGCGATCAACCAAGGTATCCAGAATAGCTTGCTGTGCATGCCGGTGCTAATGGTGCTGGCCTGCGCATTGACATAGGTCTGGATCGTTTCAGCCTTGATCTTCTCGCGTTCGGTCAGATCGCTGCCATGCTTGTCGATAGACGACAGAATGCGATCGAGCGGGCCGCTGGTCAGCCAGTTGAGAACCAGGCCGAAGACGCCGAACATCAGAAGATGATCCAGTGCATCAGGAAGCCGGCCACGAAGGCAATGCCAGCCGTAATCGCATACGGCTTGGCCTGCTCGATAATCTGCGTGAGAACCGATTTCAGGTTTTCCATGTCAGTGGCTCCAATTGAACTTTTGAGCGGCCCAATGCCAGGCCTCCGTGGCGCCAGCGATTGCGAAGCCGATGCCGGCCTCAACGGCCATCTGGATGTCGGGGTCTGAGGAGATGGCTGCTGCGTCGTCCGACCCAAGAAGGCCACGCGTGACGAGAATGGCAGCGCCGTACCGAAGGGCGATTCTGATAAAGATGCTCATTGTGCAGCGGCCTCCGCCGCATAGGCCGCAGCCCTTTCGCGATGAATGTGAGCGCGCCACACAAGCACGCCAGCGATAAGAACGACGGCAAGGATGCAAAGAAGCGCTACGGTGTGATCTGCCGAAATTGTCGGCGCTCCGACGCCTATCGCGCCGCCGCCCGTACCAACCGCGACATGCCGATCAGCCTTCTTGTTGGCTTGGGCGGCCTCGTTCTCCAGCGTCTTCTTTACCACGGCGGCATTGCCGGGCATGGAAGTTGCCCATGCAACGCCCTTGGCCTCAATAGCGGCGACGCGCCTTGCCCAGCCCTTGCCGAAGTTCTTCCAGATTTTGAGGCCTTCCATGAAGCCAAGACGCTTCGCGCAGATGCGCTTGACCGTTTCGGCCCCTGATCCACCGAGAGATGCTTTGAGCCAGCCATTTGCCCGGCCCGGCCCACTGTTAACGGCAGCATCGAACGTGGCGAGATCAACGCCTGAGGCGAGGGAATTGCCGCCGATGGGGTTCCAGTATTCGGCACAGTAGATCGCGCTCAGTTCTGCATCAGAAATGGCGCGCAAATCGGCCTTCGTGGCGTTCGGATGCCGGCGGCGATAGGTGCCGATGGTGACGCCTTTCATGGTGGCGCCGCCCGGATCGGCGGGATTGTCGCTCCAGCCACCCTCATATTGCAAGGTGACGGCAAGCGACCGCTGGAAGTTGGCTTCCATCAGTTGACCTCTTTATCGTTGGAAAAGGTGTTACCGCGTGTCTTCGTGCCGAGCGCGGAAATAGAGGCGCAGGTCGTCCCGCAAGCCTCTCCGGCGCGCATCATGGGGATGAGCCAGCCGCAGCACCCCGCGCGCATCGTAGTGGACATCCGAGTGCGGATTGAACTGATGCTTCACCAGGATTTCGCGGCGGCCCTTGTAGTTCCTATTGACTTTATGGCCGTGGAAATAATGGACGATCGTTCCGGGAACATAGCCGATGTTGCGGGCGATATGCCTCTCGGCTCGGGCTTCCCATTCCTTCACCATTGCCCGGTAGTTCGGGTGGCAGTCGCGCTTCAGGTCACGGTAATACCGCATGGAGAAATCGGCCTGTCCAATCAAAGCGCAGGCCATGTGATAATCGGCAGATCCGAGGATTGCCCGGTCCAGCATACCGCCCAAGCAATCCCAGGCTTCAACCGTAAAGGCCCAGCAATAGCCAGGATGCCAGAACGGCCCTCCCCCATCGTAGGGTCCGCATTTTTCCCAGCCGCCGAACCTGTTCTTTTCGCCAAGCTCAAAGCCCCTGACATAGCAATGAGCAAAGCCGCGCTGACGCTCGTGGAACTCATGGTCGGGGCCGGTGTCGATCACATCCCCGAAGGGCTGGACCACCGCCCTTGATTGCAGTTCCGAGAGCGTTTCCGTTGCCCAATCATCGCGGAGGAAATGAATGTCTCCGTCGCACCACATCAGGAACTTTGCCCCTGCCTGGATGGCATGTTGGGCACCGATGTTGACGAGGTTTTCCTTGACCCAGAGTTCATCATCGCAGCGGACGTGGATGTGGTTCGGATGGCACCTGTCCGCGATCGAGGGTTCGTGAACTCCGCTGGTCGCCTCAACGATCCAGTGCGTCACCCCGTATCGCTTCATGCGCTCGGTGAATTCCCGGAACAGCCTGACCCGTGTCTTATAACGGGCAGGGTTCGAGATCACCGAAATGACGTGGAGTTCGGCGGCGGGCAGCGGCGTCAACATTTGGCCTATCCGTTGGGGAGAGAGGGTTGGGGATTGTGCTTTAGGAGAGCGTCGCCTTGTAATCGACGTAGAAGGTCGAGGAAGCCTTCGCCGCCTTTATATAAACCAGCAACCAGCCCTTCTGCTGCGGCGTGAAGGTTGCCGTCATCTTGAACTTGGTGGTGCTGCCGCCCCATGTCGCGGAGCTCGACGCGAGCGCGGCGCTCGATGCCAGAAGATCGGCCTTGGCGCTGCTGGCGAGCGAGGCCAGCGGCGAGGTGTTGCTGCCGAGATATTCGACCTCGATCCAGATATCATCGTTGTTCGGGACGGCACCGCCGCCCCAGATGCCCTCTACGGTGACTGTAACCGAAGATCCGGTCGTGTCGTTCCAGACTGCGATCGGCGGGGCTTCGAAGGGCTCGGAGAAGGAAACCGAAGTCCCGGTGATGATCTTCCAGGACAGTCCAGTCGTGCCATCATTAGCGCCGCCAGTGCGGATGATGGTTGTTTCCTCGTCGAGCGTACCCTGCAGACGGGTACGATTGATGTTGTAGTTCACGCCGGATGAGCCTGAGCGGTAGAAGTCGACATCGAGCGCCGAAGGAACATTGGAGGCGACTTTGGTGACGCTGGCGTTCAGCTTGCAATCATGGAAGCGGACGCGCCGGGAGACGGTCGCCGTGATATTGACCAATGTCTTGCCGGCACCTGCTGCGCTGAAATCGACGCCGCGACACTCAATGTCGCCAGCACCATTCCAATCGAACAACGTGTTGGGGACCGTGCCCTGCAGGGCGGAGGCGGTGTTGATCCATTTGATCTTGCCGCCGTTGATATAAATCCTCTGGCCGGTGTTGCCGAAAGATACCTGCGTGTTCCGCAGTTCCGTCGTGTTGTCATTGCCGCCGGCTGTGAGGAAGATCGCTCCGGTGCTGCCCGTGGCGCTAACCTTGAGCACGCAATTGTCGAAGATGTGGCCGCCATTGGAACCGGAAAGCGAGAATGTCGGGCTGCTCGCGCTACCCGAACCGCCGCAATCGAAGGTGATGCCGTAGTAGTGCGTGAACTGGCTGGTCGTGCCAAGCGTGATGTTTGAACCGCTGGTCGTGGATACCGTGGCCGAGGTGCGAAGATCGGCGGAAACCGGAGGAACGGACCCAGCCGTATTGACGCAGATCACCTTGCCTGGCGTAGCGAAACTGCCGAAGGCAGCGATCGACAAAGCCGTCGATTGCGTTTCCGCGTGGCTATGCCCGACATACATGGGCGGGAAGACGGTCCCGCCTGAGAAATTCGTGGTGGCGTTGCCGATCCTGGCATGTGGTGCAGCCCAACCGGAGAAACTTCCCACCGCGCCAAGGCAAGTCCAGGTGATGGTGTTGTCGGCCGTGGTGTTGCCGGCCGTGGTGTTCCACGTCGGTTCAGAGCCGTTGCCAGCCGTGCCTGCGGTCGTGCAGATGAAGTAATGAGTGCCCGACCCGTTCTTGATGACCTGGCCGAGCGAAACCGAGGTGTTCTTTATCGTGAGCCAAGGCACGGTGTTTGTGGCGTCGCCATTCATCGCCGGCTGGCCGCTGACCTCCTGCCAGGTGACGGTGTTGTCGGTTGTCTTGAGGCCGCGCGAGCCGATGGACCACGCCGGTTCGGAACCGCCAGTGGTTCCAGCGACCACGCAGACAAAGACGCGCTCATTGCCAACCGTTGGCGTGGCGAGTTGGCGCCGCAGAGCGCCGGCCGAGATGCTTGCGCCTGCGGCCCACTGCGTCACGGCATAGTGGCCGGTCGAGCTGCCATTGCCGAAATTGATGTAATGAGCGAGATCGGAAAAGGCCATCGGTTCGCCTTATGCGTTGAGGGAGATTTGCGGCAGGGATGCTTGGCGCGAGCCAACGATTGCGTTAATGGCTATCTGCGGAAGGCCCGCGTCCCGTTCCGGCGCCACGACATCGGCAAACTGGTCGATATCGATCGAGAAAGGTCCTGCGTCGGCATTGTTGAACCAGAGCGCGATGCCGAAGGTCGTGACGCTCGAAACATTGGAAAACGGTGACGGCGCCTGCGACGAAAACTCGGCGCTCCAAGCCGATCCGTCATTGCTGTCGGAATAGGTGTAGGTCGTGCCGTCTGCCGACGTGACGAGACGGATATAGTTCGGTCCGGCCTGTGTTCCCGCCGCCGCCGCACCGCCATCCGATGTCGTGTGGCCAGTCTGGGCGTTCCAGCCGTTCGGGGGAGTACCGTCTACGATGTATTTATGGACGCCGGTCGAGCCGTCACCGCGCAGGCCAACGATATGGAAATCGTTGTTGTTCTTCATGCCGAAGCCGACCATGGCAAGCTTGCCCTGCTGGGTTAGCTGCTGGAAGTGCGGCGTGTAACGGAATGTGTATTGCCTCCCCGACGCGATAATGGCGAGCGGAAAGACGAACTTGCCGAACGAGCCGGGCTTGACCTTGCCCTTGATCGTGGTGTTGCCGGATGCAGTCGTGCTTGCGACCGGCGGTTCAGTGAAGCCGCCATCGCTCGACCCGCCGCCACCACCTGGATCATTGACGATGATAGCGCGGCCTGGACCGCGCTGGCCGATCAGATATGGAAACATCAGGCGGCTCCCTGGAAGCCTTCCAGAGTGGCAATCCAGGTCGAAGCAGAGAGCGGCGTGAAGGCATCGAGTGTCTGGATCAGGGCATTTACGGTCACATTGCCGGAAATCGGCTTGGCGATAATGCGCGCGCCCTCGTCGGGGACCATGACGCCGCCAGCGCCGTCACTGAAGGTGCGGAGTGTACCGGACATCGTGCCGATGAATGACCCGCGCGGTGAGGTGAAGGCAGCGTTATCTCCTGCCCCGGGTGTAACCGCGACCTGATAGAGCCAGGCGCGGAAATTCTTGCCCTGGGCACCTGTATCGCTGGTGATCAGGCGCAATCTCTCAAGAGTGACGAGATCATTGTTGACATCGGAAACCGAGAAGGACAGCGGCGTGACCGACCCGGCCGTGACGTTGTTGGCCACGGCATCGTTGGCGGTATAGGCGTTCGTGTCGGCTGGCCGCGTCATCGTCGCCGCTGTGGCCTCGATGAACTTGGTCTTGACCTTGCCCATCAGGTTCGTGCCGGCAGGGAGCCCGACATCAGAGGCCAGAACCACCGGCCGCGATGCGGCAGCGACGGCCTGTCCGGGCGCAAGCGGCTTCTCTACCGTCTGGGTAGCCCCAGCGGCATCCTTAACAGTCATCGTTGCCATGTAAGAGTTCCTATGTGGTCAGGGCTGGGAGGGATGCCGACGCAATGGCCGGATAGATCGTGATCGATTTGATGTATGTCTGGAAAAGCTCGCGCCCGTCGCCCGAGCCGCCATCCCAGCCGATTTGAGCGTGGCTGACTGCCGCCGCCGAATACCCGACAGTCTGCGTTAGCGCTGTGTTGCCGTCATGCGACCAGGCATATTCGTAATTGCCGCCGCCGAGCGAGCGGTTGAAAGTTACTGCGATCTTGTGATTGCCCGCCCCACTGATCGTCGGGAAGATGCCAACGGAGTTGTCATCATCGACATCGCCGTTGACATAGGTCTGCTGCCATGTAGTGGCCGAATTATAATCGGCGTTGTTGCCCATGTAGAACAGACAGCCGCCGAGCGAACTTGGTGACGTTACGTTGAACAACACCGTCATGCCAGCGGCGTCGGTAGCGATAATGTCGGAGATCAGTGAGCCGATTGGCGTCGGCCTGTTCCCATTCGAGAAATCGACATACATACCTGAGCCAGAAATCGCGCTAGGGTCAAAGCCGCCGCCGAGAATGCTTCCCACGCTCTGCGTTGATCCTCCGGCATAGTAGAAGCCATTGACGAAATCGATCTGCGCTGTGGCACCTGAAGGCAGTGAGCCGCCACCCCCTCCCCCACCAGATGGCGGAGAAATCGCCCCCAAGTTTGGCGCAATGAAGCCCTTACGGATGAGATAAAACATCTCAGGTGAACGTCCCGATGCCGATAGCGCTAACCGATGTGCCAGTCGTGACCTTCCACGCTCCACCCGTACTGATCAGGCCGAGCGGGATGAAGAAGGGTACGAGGTTCGATACCGAGGAAGAGCCGCCGGCAAAAAGCGTGATCGATGACCCTGAGCCGTCCTTGATGCTCACAGCGCCCGGAGAGGTCGTGCCGGGAACGACCAGGATACCAGCGAGAAAATCGCCCGTCGCGCCCGTCGCGCCCAAAGCTTGATCAGTGGCAGACGCCGCAATTGTTTCATAATGGCCGGCGAGGAGGTCTTTGCCGGCACTGCCGCGAAGCTGGATCGGCAGTGCTTTGCCTGACGCCGTGTCGGCATCGCTGGCGGTTCCATCTGGTCCCCACTGCACCTTCACGCGCTGGACAAGAAGACCGCCCCCAACATCATCTGCCGAGATGGTTTTCCCACTTCCGGGCGTCACATCTATGTTGTCACTCATTGGCTAAAGTCCTATAATTTTCAAATGGAAAACCAACTTGATTTGACTGGCTGGCAACCGATAGAAACTGCGCCGAAAGACGGCACTGAAATTGATGTCTGGGCCGTGACTACAGACGAATGGGGCAGGCCCGTGAACGCCAGCCGCTACCCCGACGCCTCATGGCGTGAAGGCGATGAAGGAACGGGCTGGCATGCGCTTCACGATGTTTGGGATCACTTTCTGATCGATGATAGCTGGTCAGGCGGAAAGACTATCGTCACCCATTGGATGCCGAAGCCGGCGCCGCCCGCCTAAGCCTTTGTCAGTGCGAGAAGTAGGCCAATCGGCGAACCGGTGCCGGAGAAGTATTTATGCCCGCGCGCACGGTAGCCGCGCCCAACGACCGCGCTCATCATGTACACATTGAAGAACAACTCCGACGGCGGATCGCTGCCGAAATCAGTGAGCACATCGGCATGGGCATAATGCTTCGAATTGGTGGTCGCGGTGAGCGTCCGTTTGACCGTCACGCCATCGGTCGCGAGGATGTCGATTTCGAACGAAAGCGTTTCTTCGCCGAAATTCGCCGGGTTGGTTCCAGTTGTCAGGCGAGAGCGGTAGTTCCATGTCAGGTCGATGCCATCGGGCGAGCCAACGGCCGCCGCGAGATTGAGGCAGGCATAAGGCGTTTCGGCTGCGCCCCTGATCTGCTTCTGAACGACCGTTCCCGTTGAGGGGTCTTGGGTGAGACCGATTGCCTTATAGTATTTCGAGGTCTGGAAATCGGCGACTGGATGCTGGACCGATTTCAGCCATGAGGCATCGATCATAACGAACTGGTCGCCGACCTGATGATCGTAGGCAAAGACCTCCGTGCCCCTGTAGCCCCGACGAGAAAGACCAGAGAGCGTGAACGACCCATCGCCATTATCGACCACGGTCTTGTAGCCGATCCATTCCCATCGCCCCGCCGCCCCGATGAAGGCATTGTTGGCGCCGGCCATAACCTCAGCTTCCGTGTGGTTCACCAGAAGCGTGGAGTCGCCGGAAGTTTTTCGGAAGGTGACGGTCGAAATGTCCGTTGTCGCGAAGGGATCAACGGGACCATTAAGGACTGTGGTGCAAGTTCCGATGATGCCGTTGTGCGGGGCCTGGGTCAATAGCGCCGAGAGGTTTGAGGCCGTATCCCCACGATAGAGAACGCCACCGCCCCAGCCGCTTTGTCCTCTCGATGCGACGACGCCATATTGCCTGAGACCTGCACCAGCCAGATCATCGGTGTAGCGGTAGAGCGGAACGTCAAGGTGGATGTACTGAGTCGCCAGAGTCACCGGGACCGGGTTGTCGAGACCCTGGTTTGTGACCGAGGTAATGGTTGTCGAAACCGCCGTCTGGAAATCGCTGGCCGAAATGTCCGCGGCCATGTTGCGCGAGATGGCAACGGTGTCGATCTGGACGGTGTAGGTTATCGAGCCGCTCGGAACCGAGACAATATCGCCAGGCAGGAATTCGACGCTTCCTGAGAGCGAAAAGGTATGCGTGCGGCGGCGGGCCTGAAGTTCGAAGAATTTGTCGGTGACGAATTTCTGCGCATCCGCATCTGAGAGAACGAGAGGCGTCGAGTATTTCTGTACTGTGATCGAATTGTTGATCGCCGGCATGGTGAAGGACGCGGGGCGAGAGGTGTAGCCCTGATCCCTTGAGATGTAATCCAACTCGACGCGGGCCGGGCTCCTGATCTCCGCCTCATCCTGGGTAACGATTGCCGCATCGCCAGCAAAGACCAGATCACCCGTCGTTAGCGCTGCGTCTAGCGCGAATGAAGCGTCCTGCCCGGCCTTCTTGAAATAGAAACCGTTGCCTGTATCTGCAAAGGTAAAGCCATAGATGTCGGCCACCGCTTGGACGGCGTTCCTGACATTCGTGTCACTGTCAATGACGAAGCCGTAGCCCTGCAGGCCGGCGAACCCGTCAAAAGTCAGTTCGGACGGGCCATAACCCGCCAGAGACATGAGTTTAGTAAGGATGAAGCTGTCGAGATCGACCAGCCCAGGCAGCACGCTTGGGAGCTGGTGGACTATCCAGTTGGTATTTCCGAAGGCCTCGATCCATTCGGATTTGCTCTGGTCGAAGATGCCAGTCGTGAAATCGATGGTGTCGATTGCGGTGTGGCTGGCAAAGGTCGAGATGGACTTTGCGCCTATGTCGAGTAGGTAGACGTTGCCAGGGTCGCCGGTTCCTGCCGTCATCAAGACGAAGCCCGGCCTCGGCCAATAGCGCTCGCGGCCCGTGGCAAAGGTGCCGGTCGCTATGAAATAGGCTCGCGTGACGGTAATGCTGTCGATTGTGGCGCCCGTGTCCGGGTTCACATAGCGGACATAGTAGGCACCAGAAACCGTCTCGAAGACGACCAGATAGCCAGTCTGCGAATCGTACCAGACACCGGTCGGAACGCCCGCCGAGGTGTATACCGTGGCGGTCGTCCATGCGTCGCCATCGAACGTCGATTCCTTGACCGTTCCGGCGCTGTCGCAGATGAAGAATGAGACTGTGCCAGGCGTATAGCGGCCATAGACAAGATCGCCGCTGACGGCGCCTGTAACCCGGATTATCGACAGGTTGCCGGCGACATCGATCTTGGCACAAGGGATGCCAATTCCTCCATCGAAGTCGAAACCGACGATGAGGTAGGTGTCGCCAAACGGGAAGCCGATTTTCCAGTCGAAATTTTCTCCGCTCTCCGTATGCGAGGAGACAACAGCACCGGTCACTACGTCATAGACAAAATCAATGCCTGGATAGCGCACGAAGACGAAGTTCGAGCCCCGGATCGAGTAGATCCACTTGAAGCCGGAAACATAGGCATCCGAACCCTGGAGCGGGATGCGGTAGCGTTCGGTGTATGTCGTAGTATCGAGAACGGCGAGCCAGACCTGGGTGAGGCTCGGAATCTCTATCGTGCCGAGAAGCTGGTAGATGATATCTTCGGTCGGATCATAGGCCGCTTGTCGTCCTGCCGAGTTCTGTGTGTAGGTGACGGGTGGCGTCCCCGTCCAAGCGATGGTATGGACGCCACCACCATCGGTTGCCGCGTTAGAAATCGTGCATTTTACGGTCGGCGCGGCGGTTGTCTGATAGCCGTCGAGATAGATTATCGCGAAATTCTGCCAGGCGCCCGCGTCGGCTCCGAAATTCGAGACCGTGATCGAATCCGGCGTGGTCTGTGTCCCGCCATCAAAACGGAAGGTAGCGGAAGCCCCAATGCCCTTTTCTGCGTCATAGACCACGGTATCGTTGATCTCGACGCGAACAAGCTTGTACCCCGCGCCGAACGGATCATAGGCAAGCAGATAGCCAAGCCTGGCCGATTGCTGGGAGCCATATTGCGGAATGAGCACCGTGCGGCTGAACGGGTCATTGTTGAGCCATGCCGTTCCGGGCGGAAAGTCGCCAAGGTTCTGTAGAGACGTAAGCTGCTGCTGTGTATAACCACTGACGACCTGGGTGGTGACGGCCCCGCCGACGACAGGAATTCCATCCACCTTGCCTGTGCCGATGACGATGGGGATAGGCCGGCCAAGAACCTTCGCGACGTTGAACGGGCTTGTGGCCGAAACCGGCGCGGGTATCTTTGTCCTATCGACCCTTGGCGCAAAACTCCATCTGGCTCCTGTGCCGATGAACGGGGCTGCGAAATTGACCATCAGGTGCCGCCCAGCAATTCACCGGGCGTCTTGTCGAAACCCGGAAAGCGATTGTTGTTGTTGTAGTGCTTGCAGCCATGGGCTCCGGTGCGGGACAGATCGCAGCCAGCATGGATGGTGAGGGTGTCGCCAACCTGGATATCGAACGGAACGCCGTTCACCAGTTCGACGAGGCTTGTCCCGGAAACCCAGCGCCGCACCCACTGCTTGGCGCCGCTGTTAGCGCCCGACGTGAAGGTGATTCCTCCATGCGTGAAATCGAACCCGGATGGATTGGTCACCGTGATGGTGAACTTGGAAGTGCTGGTGACAGTGGCAACCGTGGCCGAAAGCGTCAACGGACCAAGGTTAACTCCGCATTGCGAACTGCCGAACTTGAAGGAGCATTTCGGCTGCACGGTGAGCAGGATGATATCGGAGAGAGCGTTGGCCTTGGTGATGCTCTGCATCTTGCCGGCGAGGCGATCTGTCGATTGCGTGAGCCCAACGAAACCTGAGACAAGGATTTCCCGATCCGAAGGATTGTTGAAGTTCCCGATCCAGATGGTGATCAGAGCGCCCCGCCAAGCTCCACGCTTGACATGATCTGCATAAATCGGGCCAGCAGCGTCGATGGCCAGAGTGAAGTCAATAGTAGATGGACGCCCGCCGCTGGCCACCGTCCATTTCGAGACGTTAAAGCCGGGGGATTTCAGGAAGGTGTTCAGTCCAACCGTCAAGTCCTTATCAATATCGGTGAGTCGTACAACCGGCGTGATGCCGTTGTTCGCCTCGATCATGAAGCAGCGGGTTGCCTCTTCGCTCTCCAGATTGGCGACAAGGGTCGGCGACCACGACCTCATTCGATGACCTCAATCGCCTTGAGGTTTACCGAAGCGATAAAAATGCTCTGCTCCGGCAGCGTGGCGTTGAAGGCATCGCCATCGAACCTAACCGGCACATAGAAGTCACCGTCGATGGTGATAATCTGCCCGACTGTGGGAATGTGTCCGCCCGTGAACGTGATGAGGCCCGTCGAGTTGACCGTGTAGTCGGTGGTCAGTGTCTTCAGGACGCCGTTGACGTAGACCTTGAGCGTTCCCGACTTGAAATAGCGCAGGATGCGGAAATACGGGTTGCTTCCCGCCGTGTATGTCTTGCCAGCCTGGAATGAAGCGGTGGAACCGTCACCGACGCCAATCTGCTCGCCCGTGACCTGGAAATCGTTCCAATCCTTGAACAGGAAGGCTTTGAAATCGCCGCGACGATCAAACCAGAAGGCCCGCAAGGCCACGATGACGGAGGAATCGGCGTTGGTCAGCCCCCAGGTGTAAACATGACGCGCAATGGTCAGATTTTGCAGCCGCCGCTCCTGCATGTTCACGGCCACCACCTTATCGGTGGAGAAGGTCGGCCCGCCCTGGAAGCCGGCCGACACCGTGTCCGGCATGACAAGATTATCCACCGCCATTGACGGACCTCGCGATGGCCTCGCCGAACACGGCCAGTTGCCTTGTCATTTCACCGATGCTGTCGTTATCGACTTGGGCGCCAGACTGAACGGTGACGCTGACGGGGACATGCACAGATATTGGACGCTGGCCACCTGGCTGCGGCTGGTTCTGGTTTTCGCCGCGCAGCGCCTTCATCTGCTGCGGCGTGAAGATCGCTACCGTTTCCTCGGGCGATTTGAAGAACTGGACATGCTGAGTGTCACCGGGCGCAATCATACCGCCAGTGTCGAAGCCCAGCACCGATCTCGTCCCGCCACGGCCGGTAGCGAGATTGGCAGCGTTGCGAGCAATCTGGGCCGGCGTAGCAACAAGCCCCTGCGCGAAGGGAACGATACCGTCACCACCTCCAGCGGCACGCGCAGCCTGATAATTCGCCTGCGCCGCCGCGAATGCCTTGCTGTAGGCTGCATCCCATGCCGCTTGGTCGGAGGGCACGCCGGAAGACGACCCGCTGACAGAGGAAGAGCCGCCACCGAAAGCCGAAGCACTTGCGGCTGTGGAAGTCTTGATGTCGTCGAGAATCTGCGTGGTCTTGCGCGTGTTGGCCTCGATGTTCATCTGGACCGTCCACATGCGGTCATATTCAGATGTTGGCTGCGTGCCAGTGAAGCCGGATTGCGGATTTGCGAGCGCGTTCGCCAACATCACCGATTGCGCATTCGGGATGACTGTGCCGGCGCCATTCGGCAGGACAATTTCTGGGCCGTTTTCGCCGACCAGATACGGCTTAAGCGCATCGATGGGACCGCCGCCTGCGCGCGTACCGCCGAACCGCGTAACCGTTACAGTCCCGGTTGGGCTATCTCCCGTCCCGCCTTGACTGCCATAGCCGCTGCTTGGGACAGAGTATGACTCCTGCGTCATATCACTGGTGCCGCCGTAGCGCGTTACTCCAACGCTTGACGTTCCACCATTGCTGCTTGGAACATCGTAGAGGGATTGAGTACCAGTCCCCACCTGACGGGTAACGACCGTGATTGTGACGGTGCGGTTCTTGATCGCCTGAATGGCGGCATTTAGTTGCTTGGCTTGCGCGGAGCCGGCGTCCAACTGCATACGCATCGCAACCAGGTCGCCTATGAACTTCTCGACCTGATCCGTTCGGAACCCATCGTTGACAAGCTGTTGGCGGATCATTTCGAGGCTTGTAGCGACCGTGTTGGCCGTAGCGCTTCCAGTATTCAGCGCATCGAAAAGCTTAGTGACAGTGGTGATGGCATTTTGGATTTCGCCGTTGGCGTTCTTGATGTTCGAAACGTCGCCGAAATAGGCTTCGATATTTTCCTTGCCTGCGCCTGTCGCGATTGCCTGCTTAAGGTCGGCGACCTTCTGCGTCGTGTCGCGGAACTGCTGGTTTAGTTCCAGCATGCTCTGGACCTGCTGCTGGCGCATCTGCTGAATCGCCGCGCCCGCCTGTTGGGTTTGCGTAACGATGCCATCGAGACCAAGGCTCTTCGTTACCCCGAAGCGCTGACCAGAGCCGATTTGGCCAAACAGCTTGGTAATCGTTTCGTCCGCACTTCCAGCCGACGATTTAACGTCCTTAAAGCCCTGAGAGACGCTGAAAAGCGTCTGAACGGCCCTGGCGTTGTTGTCGACGATCGTCTTAACCGCGCTTTTCTCGCTCAACGCATCCTGCAGCTTGGCGGCTTCCGTGGCGCTGGCTTGCAACTGCTTTGCGAAATCTCGGGTGTTTTCGTTTAGGCTTGGGTCAAGGCGCATGCGGCCGAGGGCGCTTTCAATCCTATCGGCCGCATCGGCGGCGCCGGACTTGCCGATGGCGGCTAGCTCTCCAAACGCTGCCGCCCCCTTAGAGCCGAACAGGCCGAATTCTTCACTGAGGCCTTGAAGGCGTATCGACAGAAAACCTAGCGTATCGTCTAGGGTCTTCTGGTTTTCCTTGACCTTATCGGCGATGTCAGCGCTGGCGACAGATTGAGGAATGTTCTTCGCGACTTCCTCATATTGCTTTGCCGCTTTAGCAGCTTCCGGGTAAGCGGCAGCGATTTCATCGATAAGAGCCTTGTGCTCCGTAAGCACCTGATCGACAGACTGGATGCTGTTTCGGGTGGAGATGACGTAGGCGGCAACACCTGCCGCTGCTGCCACGCCAGCCGTGGTTAGAATGCCCGGTATTGAGGTGATCCAACCGGCAAAGGCAGCGCGCGCGCCTGCGGTGGCAGCGATCACACCTTGCGGGCCAGTCAGCGCAAAGGAGAGATGGTTGGCCTGCATCGTAAGCGCTTGTAGTGGCGATACGCCGAGCGCTAGACTTTCCACGGCGGAACGGCCGGCATGGCTTAATGACATCATCTGCGCAGCGCCAATACCGGCCGCTGACGCTCCGTGGCCAAGCTCGGTGGTCACGTTTCTAACACCCATCGCGACTTCGGTCTGGGTGAGCCCAAAAGCCTGGAACGATGCTGCCGAATCCCGAGCCGATTTTGTGGCGCTATCAAGAATGCCTACACGCTCATTCAGATCACGGTTGAACTCCGCGCCATTTTGCTGGGAGCGGAATGCATCGACCTCTGCCTGCGAATAGCCGCGCAGGGCGTCAGTAACCGCCTTCACCTCGGCTTTCTGTTCTGTCAATCCGACGTTGACTTTGGTGAGATCACCACCAGCGGCTTCGAGCGCCGCCGCGAATTCCTTCGCTCCAACGGTTGCGGCGGTCAGACCAGCGGCTGCGCCACCCGCGCCGATGCGATTGATTTCGTTGCTGGCCGTTGCCGCCGCCGCGCCAACCTGTGCTATCGCAGCCGTCGCCTGTTTGGATGACGTTTCGATCTGCGTGAGGGCCGCCTTGGCTCCATTGGTCGAGCCAGACATTTTTGCCAGCAGCTCGTTCGTCTTTTCGACGCCGGCCGCGATCTTAGCCAGCCCGTCAGAGACGCCAGCGCCGCTCAGCTTTTGGGTAATCTGGGCATCGAAAGTCGCGGCAAGCTGCTGGGCTTTCGCCAACGCTTGTTCCAACGGCGCGATGTTGCCGCCGATCTGGACTGTGACTGTACCGGCTACTTCCACGGCAATTTCCTTGATTGCCACCAAAACGATGGTGGTTTAGCTTTCGCGGATTGGGTGGAGGGGAGACGGCGATGAACAGGCCGCTCGTAGGTGGGCTGATACTCTTGGTGCTATCGTGCGTCGTGTCGGCAGACCAAGTTCACAGCGTTAATGATTGCCGGCAGATACCAGACAACACTGAAAGACTGACCTGCTTTGATGCAATCGCGGCGCTTGGGGATGCCAGGAAAGCGCCCGTTCAGTTGGCCAAGTCATTTTACAACGTGCTGGCGAGAGACACATCTAGGGGCATTAACGCGCCCCGGATTGAACTTCATGTGGCTTTCGCGAATGCGACCGATAAGCAAATCAAGGGCCTATCGGTTCTGATCACAATTCGCGATGCCTATGGCGATGACGTGCTGGTGACGGATGCCAAGATGGACATCGACATCGCGCCCCACACACAGACTTCCGCGACACCCTACTTCTTCTGGGAAGATAATGAATTCGACCCAGGAAGCGCGTATCGGAGGATTTACAACGCCGTTTCCAACAAGACCGCGCAGACCGACGTTGTGGTGAAGAAAATCCTCTACCGCGATGGCTCCGTCGATTCCTATTGAGGCCGCAACACTCGTCGCGTTGACATCCCAATTAAGGCGGCTGGCGTCAGGGGCGGCAGCTCTGCCGGTTTCGGTTCGCTTCCGAATAGGCCCTGTATGAAATCTGTCTGAGCACCGATTGCCATGATAATGGCGAGGCAGTCAGTTTTCATTGCCCTGTCGAGCGGCCAGAACAGCCTTGCCATCGCTATTGCGACGAGACTGCTGGCATACTCCTCAACAGTTACAAAGGGCCATCACCGCCCTCCGCCTTTTCGGCCTTGAGAGGCTTGCCGCCGTTGATGAGGATCGTGACGAACTCAGTCAGCTTCGGAGATATTTCCAGAAGCGGGGTGGCGGCCACTGACTGGACCATCTCACGGGCCTTTGCGCCCTCAAGACCGAGACCGGCATTTACAATGTTGGCCATCGCCATGACATTCATGCGGGAAATTGCCCCGATCAGGGGCGCAAGGCCGTCATACTGATTGGAGAGCGAAATGATAGCATCCGGCGACGGGATGAGCGTGTATTCCTCGCCGTCAATCTCGACGGTTACGCGGGCCTTCTTCACATCTGCCAGGGTAGCTTTGGAAGCCATAAATCACCTTATGTTGGATGGGGCCGCCCCGGATGGAGCGACCCCGGTTGCTGATTACTCAGCCGCAGGCACTTCGATGATGTCGGAGTTGATGCCGAAGTCGAACTGCAGCTTGATCACGTTGTCCGGTCCAGTGCCTGTCACGCGCTTGAAGGCCATGACCTTGCCGCGATAATAGGCGATGGTACCCGAGGGGACGGTGGTGAGCGTATGAACGCCCGACTGCGTGCCCGTGGTGTTGATGACCGAACCGCCAGCGGTAGCCGACAGCGTGAAGGTGTTCGCGTCGATCACCGTCTTGACGTAGTAGGTCGTCGAGGCGGTCAGGCCAGTCGGCAGCGCGCCCGTGGTGGTGAGCACAACAGCCGCATTGGCAGCGAGGCCATGGCCCGTCCAGGTCACGACGCCAGGAGAGGCAATCGTAATCGTCACCGTGGCAGAGCGAGCCACCGGAGCGTCATTGAACAGGATCTTGGCGTTGAAGTCCTGCGGCGATGCCTTGGCCGCCTTCACGGCGATCTGGCCGAGGTCGGTAGCGTCGAAGCCAGCGATGAGCTGCTGAACGCCGGCATCGCTCGAACCCTTGAGGTGTCGAGCGCGGCTGTCACCGATGCCGAGGAACTTAACGTCGGTGGAGGTGTCGCCGAAATCGCCGATCGTCTCCATCGGCTTCACCTCAACATAGGTGTCAGCCGCGAAGTTGGCGAGAGCGCTGGAGTAGGTAGTGAAGTCGACTGCGAGAGTGGTGCCGAGATAGAATTTGGCACCAGCGGTGGCGAAAATAGCCATGTGAGGCTCCTTTGGAGAAACGGTTTTTCGGGGATTGGGCCATCCAGCCCGAAACACCGCGCTCCATCCGAAGCGGCGGCAGGTAGCCCAAAGGGCTCTTGCGGTTATTGGGTCAGGCGAACGGTAAGACTGACCAATCTGTGAACGGTTGTGTCGTCATCGGTGTCACCGACGATTGGACCTTTGCAGGTGATGTCTATGACGTTCCAGCCGGGCACTGAGAGGCTTGCGCGCTGGCGGTGGAACAAGTCACGGACAGCAAGCGCGATCGTTTCCACGGCCCTTACATGGGCTGGTGTATCGTTCTGACCAAAGACGGAAATGTCTCTGACAAAAACCGGTAGCGGGTTGTTGATGAAGTCCTGATCCGAAACCGCGATATCCCCAGCGGCCAGGATCATGGGATAGGTGGCATCCTTCGGTGTTGGGCGAGCGGTGAAGACGGTCGGAGCGCCGGCATAGGTTGGAAGTGCAGCCGCGATGCCAGAGTTACCAATAAGCGCCGCATAGATCGGCTGCGAAAGGTCGGGCGCGCTCATTTCAGCACCCTGCCAATCGATTCTGCTATGTCCTTGGCGATCTCTTCCGATTTGTCGGCGAGAGCCACACGAGCAAACGGACGCGGACTCATCCGCTGAGTGCCATATTCTAACATTTTCGCGTGGGCGGAATAAAATTCTACAGTGCCAGTCATCTTGTCAGCATCAACCGCCGTGCCGATCTTGCTGGCCAAATCGCCGGTATCACCAGCCGGAGCTTGGCCTGGAGCGGATGCCTGATGCACCACGCCATTGCGCCTATAAACCCGTCCTGTCTTTGGTCCCGTATTGACGAGCCTCACCGTCTCATCTTTCACTGCCTCAACTCCGCGAACAATCGACTGTACGCCAGCGCCTTTAACGAGGGCGAAGACTTCATTGCCGCGCCATTGGACAACCATTTGCAGTCCCTCATTACTTGGGGTACAAACGGCGAACGCGCCGGGTGTCTCACCACCACGGCGCGCTCTAACCAAGCCAACCTTATCAGGAGGTCAACGTGGCTAAATCCCCAATATGCTCAGTCGATGTTTGCGGCAACCCCGCTGCGCACAGGGGCCTCTGTGAGGCTCACTATGCGCGCCTGCTGAAGTATGGCGACCCACAAGCGGGAAGACCGACGATGAACGGCGAACCTGCCCGATTCTTCGACAATGTTATTTGCAACTACCAAGCGGATGACTGTCTACGTTGGCCATTTTCTGGCAACGGCGTCGGCTACGGCAAACTCTATTACGATGGCAAAAACCAATATGCTCATCGTTTGGCCTGTCAGGTTCGAAACGGCCCAGCGCCTACGCCCGGCCATGAGGTGGCCCATTCTTGCGGAAACGGGCATCTCGGATGCGTTAACCCCAACCATCTTTCCTGGAAAACTCATACCGAAAATTTGGCCGACAAGATCGCCCATGGGACCACAAGACGCGGAGCTAATTCTAACCTATCCAAACTGACCGAGGATGAGGTTCGGATGATCAGAAAGCTGGCTTCATTCGAAAGCCAAAAATCCATCGCTCAACGTTTCGGTGTCGACCCTTCAGCTATTTCTCACATTGTACGCCGCAAACATTGGGCTTGGCTCGATTAACCCGGTATTGAGAAGCATTGACAGTCGAAAGTAGCACCTGCCGGATCAAATCCCACCTTGCGAACCTGGAACCATCCGCCATTGATGTTGATGCGATCGCCGATTGCTGGTGCTGCGCCACAGAGGCGGGCAATGAGCAGGATTTGCAGGTCATCATCAGGAATGCCAGCGTTTGCCCTGAAGAACGCGCTGTAGTTGTCCTGTAGGCCCTGCACGGCATAATCGGCCGTCGATGTAACCGGATCGCCATTCGAGGCGCGGCCTGTCGTCGTCACCTTGCGGAGCGTTCCAGATAAAAGCTTGCCGTTGAAGCCGGCTGCGATAGCATTGGCCAGTGAGCCGGCGAGGAAACTCGTCATTGCAGCAGCGGCCTCGGCTCTTTGCGGATAATGAATGTCTTGTTGCAGCGGCAGTTGATGATCTCGGAGGCTGGCGCCTTCGGATCGCCGGGATAATCGAGCCTATACCCTGCCCCGGTCACGAACGGCTCGCCCCAAGGCTTGATCTGGCCATTCATGGCGGCGTGGCTGTCACGCTCGCGGCCATCCATCAGGGTGTTCCATTTCTGGTCCACAAGATTCGCCGGAACCTTGCCCGAGGCGATATTCTGCCTCATGGCTTCATCAGCTCCGGACTGAAATGCAGCCAGGCTCTCCGTCCTGCCAATCGCCTCGCCTCGAAACTGTAGGGCGCGGTTCTGGTAGGCCGTCACCATGTTGTCGATTGTCGCGGCAGGCAGCGGCTTTTCGTCTGCTATGGCCTTGCGGATGGTCCGGTCATAACGTCGATCACGAAGATTGCGACCAAGCGCGGCGGCATCGAGCGATTGCAACTCCTGCCTGTATGCATCAACCCATTCGGCCTGTGACGACGTAAGCCCGATCAGCCCGCCAGTCCGTTCGCCTGTTGCAGGGTTGATCCTGCCGACGATATCGAGTGCCATTGCTCGTCCACTCAAACCCTGGGCCGTACCGTTTGCCAGAGCCGCGCGGATCGAGTTGCGCTGATCGTCAAGGATTTCCGTCACCAATCTCGCAGAGTAGGAGCGCAGCCATTGTTCAGCCGTTGGGTTCCTCGCATCGAACAAAAGCGTGATGCGGAAACCTTCTGGATCGGTCAGCGGCGGAAGCGTGGAGATGGTTGAGTTACCACCGCCCGAATAAGCCTTGGCCACCTCATCCAGCACCGGATTGAACAGCGCCGGTTCAAGGTTTAGTGCTTCAAGTGCGCCATTGAAGTCCCTCGCTTCCACACGGTTGACAAACATGCGCAGGATGACGCTCGCGCGGATGTCGCGGATGGTCTGGAGGAACGCTGCCCTGATAGCCGCTGCGTACTGATCAAGAAGGATTGCGACCTTTTCGGCCGGCGAGAGCTTTTTGAGCAATTGTCACACCGAAAGCAACGAGGCTATCAAGGCCGCTCGTGTCGAATTGAAGTGGGTTCCGTCAGGAGTGCCGGCCGGCGGCGCTTTATGGATGTCGCTATCGCGCGCCGACATGGCGGCGCATCAGGCGTGAGCGCATTATACTGAGCCTGTGTGAGGGTGGTGATGTGCTGGACGCCCGACGACGCGGTCGGGAAATCAGCCGGCGCGACATCGTAAGACATGGCCGGCTGCGTACAGCGCAGGAGATGCCTCGTCTGCACGGAGAATGGGCCGATAACCGTGTTTGCGCTTACCGCAACGACCCCAAACGATTGTTCGCCCGGATTGTTGCCCATGCGCTCGATGCTGCCCGAGCCGACGCCAGAAACGGTGATCGTGATTGTGTTATAAGGCGGAAGGCTAATAACTTCCTTTGAGCCTGCTTTCATCGCTGTCATGGTTTCAACCTCTCACCGCTCGAATGCCTATTGCGTCGGAACGCAACAGGCCGGAGAGCGCCAAATCGATTTGCTGGAATGTGGTTGTTGCCGAGGCATTAGCGCCGTATTCGATTTCGACTGAACCGGCTTTCAGGAGCTTGACGGCGTTGCCCCTATCCAAATCGGGGGCAAGAGTGCCAGGAGATGCGAGTTCCCGAATTGCCGCCTCGCAAGTGGCATTGATGATCTCTATCGGGATTTGATCCTGCTGGATATAGTCATAGGCCGGATCATATCCGCTCGAATAAGCCATGTCCGACGAGTTGTTGGGGATATAGACATAGGCGCCGACGCGCGGCCATTCCAAAGCTTGAGCCCGCCTATGCGTTCTGTAGCCGGTGAAGCGCGTGCGATAGGTGTTGTCGATATAGGCCGTGGCGCGGCGCAAGGAGGCTTCCGAGGCTGGAACATCCGTGCCTGGGAACGTCAACGCGCGGTTGGCGGCATAAGTAACGCAATCGGCTACGCTGACGTAGCTTTCGGCGTTCGCCAGCCCTGCGCCAGTTTCGACCACCAACGTCATTTAGGCGATCACCCAGCCGGCGCGCTTGTGGGCCTCGACAGTCGACGGATGGACGTGCAGCACATCCCCATTTTTCGTCATGGCAACGAGGCCGTCATTCGTCGAAGCGCGGGTGGAGAGTTCATCCGAGATAATGCGCTTGGCATCTTCCAGAGAGACTTCGACATCACCGCCGATCTTCTTGGCGAGGCCGATAACCTGCTTCCAATGCAGAGAAGCCCAATCTTCAGGGATTTCAACGGGTTCGGACATCATATATCCTCAAGCAGGACGAAAAGCCCGCTGTTCTGGGTTTGCGAGAAATCCATGGAGCCCGGCGGCGAAACGGCGCTATTGCTGTCGCCGGCAATTGGAACGACAACCGGCTCGACGACTGGTTCGACGATCTGAGGCATCAATTGCCTTTCAGCTCAACCAGGATCGAGCCGGAGGTGTAGGCTGAGCAATTCAGGCGGGTATAACAACCAACGCCGTTGTTGACGCGATAAACACCCGGTGCAGTGATCGCGATGGCCGACCCGCTGGAATCGAGCGCGTTGTTATAGGTGCCGTCGCCCGTGGCATCGATCTGTATGTTGATGGTGCCGACGAACGTGCCGCCGACCTCAACAATGCCGGTCTGCATGAAGATGGCGCCGGTTGCGCCGGTAGCCGTGAGAGTAGCGCTTACCTGCTGAGACATGGCGCACCTTCGAAAAGAGGAGAGCCCGGCGCACAGAAGCGCACGCCGGGCCGCTTAGCGTTAGCCGATGAGGGTGGCGATGTGGTTCGGCTTGATCGCCTGAGCGCCCCAAGCGATGCGGATGTGATAGACCAGCTGCATGAACTGGCGATACACAGCCACGTCGAAGACGAGGCCGGTGTTCGGGTCCGCAACCTGGATCACATCGTCAGCCATATCCATGGCCTGGCCATTCGGGCCAACCGGCATTGCCGGAGCGCGGGTGATGAGCTGCACCGCCGACTTGGAGAAGGCCATATTCGGGGTGTAGCTGTTGCCGACAGTCAAGGCATTCGATGTGGCGATCGTCACCATGGCACCGGGAGCGCCGATGACAATAGTGCCAGCCGCCGCAACGCCCGTATTGACAACGTACTTGTTCACCGAGTCCGCAGTGAAGGTCACCACGTCGCCAGCGAGCACCGTGCCAGAGCCGGTGACGAGAGCAATCGAGGTGACGCCAGGAGCGGTCGAGCCAGACGTGACATACGAAGCGCCCGTACCCTTGGTGACCTGCGCGACAGAGTTCGAATTGTGGATATCGAACCCTTCGAGGCGGCCAATGACGCCATCACGCAGGAGCTGATCGGAACCGGCTTCATTCACCTTGAACAGGACCGACTGCTTGCCGCGCAGGTTGGCCATGGCGGCCGAACCGGCGACGAACTGCAGATCGGTCTGCGGGGCGCCGTTATCATCCAGGATCTTGCGAACCTGGGCGATGTCCGACAGATCGCCAGCGGTGCCGAACGGAGCCGTACCAGCCGTGCCATAAGCGCGAGAGGCGCTCTGGTAGGTGGTGGCAAACAGATCGGCCTCGATCAGGTTGACTAGCGTGCGGAAACCCTGAACGAACTGGTTCTTCAGGATGCCAGCATACGAACCTGCGTTGATCAGGCCCTTCTGTTCCTCGCCGTTCCAACGGATCGGAACGTGCTTGGACTTCGAGATCGTCATCGAGACGTTGTTGACGGTCTGGTCGCCCGTGTTCGGAGCGGTGACGCCAGCCGTGTTGTCGGCCGCAGTCTGAGCGGTCGTGATCGGAACCAGGATCGACTGGTTCAGAGCGGCGCGCTCTGCCGAGGAATTGCGGGAGACGGCGGGAATGAAACCGACCATTTCGCGGGACACAACGTCCAGCGCTTCATAAATGGTAGGCGTAAGCGAAGTGAGGGTGTTAGCCACGGTGGTGACCTTTCAAAGAATGGGGTTGAGGGGTGTCGAGCGCGATGGCGCTTCAGCGGGCTATCCGGCCCAAACACCGCTCCCCATCCAGGTCACGGCAGGCATTCCATGGTCTCGCCGAGGATGGCGAGACGATCAGTCTGTGAGGGTGTAACCCTCTTTCATTTTCACATTGCGGGATTCGAGCGGAAGGGCATCGAACTGTGCGCGAGTCATGGACTTGGCGCCGTTCACGCCATTGCCATTGCTCGGACGGGCGCCAGAACCGCTTGAGCCGGTGCCCTTGAGGATGTGATCCTTCTGTGGGTAAGCATCGACCAGGATTTCCAGCGCTTCCTCGAACTCGGCCAGTTCGCCGGGCTTGGCGCGGCTGTAGATCGGGTTGCCGGCCATATCCTTGGCGATGACCTTGCCGTCCTTGATGTCGAACTGCTGGCCAAAGCGGGCCTGGACGAAATCGGCCGGCACGGCGATCTTGTCGCCGATGAACTTGGAGCGGGCGAAACTGCCGCCGATCTTTTCGTTGTGCAGATCGCTCTTGAGCGTGTCGCGTTCCTTGACGATCGGATCGAACTCGGCGCGAACCGCCTTGATGGCTTCAGCCTTGACCTTCTCGACCTCGCCGGCATCGACCAGCTTCTTGTCATCGAGGTTCTTGACCGTCGTCAGCGCCTTGATGGCAGCTTCGGGATCAGTGATACCCTCGAAAGCCTTCAGCGCCTTCTCTGCGGCTTCCTTGGCCTCGCGATGGTTCTTGGCTTCGGAGTTGAGCCGCGAGATCGTGGCGACCGTGCTGACGGCATCGAAAGCTACTTCCTTGCCGTCGGGGTGTTTGTATACAGGCTTGCCGTCCTGAACGACCACATGGCCGTCAGCATCGAGTTTCAGTTCCATCTGGGTTCCTTTGGGCATCCGCCCGGCTTTGTGGGGCTATCTGGCCCCCTATGCGCCTCTCAGCATCCGTTGAGAGGCTAATCTTTCAATGCGTCTTCGGCTCGCTTGAGCGCGGCCCTGATGTTTGGGCACTTGTCCGATATCTGCATGCGAAGCGTGGTGAAAAACCCTTCCGCCTCTTCCAATGTGGCATAGCTAGTGATGCTGCTTGGGCCATCAACACGCGTTAACGCGACTCTCGACGGCATGAAGAGTTCAACCTCGTTGGTCTCACAGTTGACGAGACCGCCAGTTGCAAAGGACTTCATCCCCCACTCCATAGAAAAAGGCGGCTCAGAAGAACCGCCTTGAATGCCTTGTGTCGCGTTGCCTTGCCGGGCAATGTCCCGTCGAGCCAGGCTGTGTGCCGTCTGGCACCGTCCTGCACGGTTTTATATCTTGAACGCTTCTAGCGTCTTCGCCAGAGGCAGTTGTGCGCCTGCCTTGGCGACTTGTTCCTCAAGTGACTTGACGCGGCCTGGCGACATGATCGAAGCAATAGCCCCGAAGCCGCTCAATGCCGCGTTATGCTTCACCTTCAATTCGTTCGGGAGCGCATCGAACTTCTGAACGCAAGTCAGGCGCTTGATTGCCCGCCTTGCCTTCTTGCGGATGCCCTCACGAGCCGTCTCGGCGCTGTTCACTACTTCGATATCGTTCATGCGCTGGTAGCCAGAGCCGCGAACGTTGGCAAAGGCGATCCCTTCTCCTTCGAGCCTGTGAAGGGCCGACTGGAGATTTGAACAATCGCCAGCGATGGGCCTGCCAAGCTCTTCGCTCATTTGCGTGAACGAAATCACTTCACCTGTCACTGCCTTCTTGAGGCGGTCATAGAGCATCCTGGTGTCGATGCTCATTTCAAACAGGGTCTTCTTTTCTTCCATCGGAATATCCTTGTCTTGTGAAGTCGAACGATGCGACGCCCTGGACGGTGATGCCTATCCTGGCCGAGCCGGGCTCTGGTTATGCTGCCATGGCCATCTGCTGCTCGGACCAGTTAACCTGATCCACAGCATAGCGACCATAAAACCCGCCGTTCTCTGGGCGAAACCGCCCTATTCCGATGAAGTTACCTGCCTCCTTCAAATGCGCCTCGAAAACATCAGGTGTAATGGTGTCATCGAGGACATAATATGTGACGTCACCAGCCCATTCACGGATGACGGGGAATTTACGCTTTACGCGAGTTCCGCCGCCAATTCGGCCATTGGACGGCACGAAGAAAACTTCGCCGGGCACATTGTCCTTCTTTTCGGGCAAAATCAGCCCATCCGTAACGAGAATGCCGGCTTTGAAGTGTTTGGTATAAGTTGCTCGGTCTCGGCCTCTGATCTTCATCCCAAGGAATGATGCGGCCATTGCCAGAGACTTCTTAAATGCCATTGGGGGGATGAATACATGCCCGTCGTCGGTATAACTCAGACGCTCGCGCCATGTGCGCATTTCATAATCGTCTGGCGCTTCCTTGTCGTTGATCTTCGGCGTGTCGTGATAACGCGATTGCGAATATGGAGCGACGCTCCGAAGCGATGCGACTGCAATTCTCATAGCAACTGTCCTTTCAAGGAACCTTGTCTTGCCTTGCGTTGCCGTAACTCGCCCGGCAGAGCGGTGCGGTGACGAGCGGCGCATGGCCGTGTGAACAGTTGCTATTTATATCCTTTCGTGACAGATTGGCAAGCCTGAATGATAATTTTTTTATCAGACACGATGTGTATTCTGGCGGACAAGAGAGGACATCGACGAACTATGATGGACATTTCGCTTGCAAAGACGCAAACCCGTGTGGATTTTGCCGCTGTGCTCACGGGGTCTCAGATTCGCGCAGCTCGCGCATTGCTCAAATGGTCCGGCCAGGATTTGGCCGACCGTTGCGGTGTCTCCTACCCGGCAATCCAGAGAGCCGAGCGCGTTGACGATATGCCCAACATGCAGGCGAAGAACCTACTAGCCATCAAACTGGCGCTTGAAGCTGGCGGTTGCCAGTTCCTAGATGGTCCTTATACCGGAGCCGGTGGCCCTGGCGTCAGGCTACGGTAGCAGTCTTGCTACCTATTTTAGGTGCTGGCGCTGCCGGCGTGATGATCTCTTGGCCTGTCACTGGATCGATAGGCACATCGGCCTGAAGACCGGCCAACTCATCGGCCAGCGCAACGGCTTCGGCGTCAGCATCGAAATCAGCGGGCAACACATCGAAGCGACGAAGTCCGGCCCAATACGTTTCGATGGTGATATCTTTCGCTGCCCTCGCCGCTTGGAGTGTCTGCAACGGCGCTGGGGCATACGGCTCGATGCTGAAATCAACATCGACCGTGACTTCAATGGCCGAGTCTTCCTTCAGCCATTGAGCGGTGTAGACGAATGCTTGCTCAAGAGCGTCCTGGAGATCGAGCGCCCAAGCCTGAACGGCCGAATGTGCCTTTGCTGCCTCGATTGACTGTCCTGTTGCCGTGGGCGTTCCTGACTTCGGCGTAAGCGGCTGCATGCCGAGGCGGCGGATGTCGTCAATCACCGATTGAACGTGATCGCGGACTTCCTTGATGTTGCCGGCGGCCGGCTGGATAAACGACCAGCTTGTGTTGCCACCCTCCATGCCGGGCGGTGCCACCATGATACGCTTGGGACCGACTGCAACTGACTGGCCCTCTGGCAGCGTGAACCCGTTCGCTGCGAGCATCGGAGACCCGGCAAAGGTCAGGATTTCGTCCAGCCGGCTTTGAGCCCGGTAAAGCTCGATCTGCATGTCAGCCAGGTCGAGAAGCGGCGGAATGACGAAGTGCTCGCCCTTCCTCTCACCCGTCCAGAACAGCACCAGAGGAATGGCGTCGAGCGTAATCGGCCCTTCGCCGATCATCACATATTTTGGCTTCTCAACCGTGTTTGTCGCGTTCTGCTGTTCCCAAAGCTGCCACTGCGGCTTGTTTAGCGCATCGAGAAACAGCACCCGAACGCGGTTGACTTCACGCTCACCAAAACCGTCGCGGACTATCACGCATTCCTTGATGCGAACGTGAGTGACTTTCTCCACACCATCGATGATATCGGTATAGAGCGCGATGATGTCATCCGCGCAGACATGCAGCCAATAGGGACGCACGCCAGAGGCTTTCTCATCGGCCAGCGTCATCACTGATGACATCGACGGGAAATCGACCAGGATGCCGTGCAGACCGTCCGCAATGCCCTCTCTGAAGGCAGAGCGGGCGAATGCCGTCAGGCTATTTCCACGAGCGTCGATATCCTCGGCCAGATCCTTGATGCGTTGGCTGGTCTTTTCGTCCAGTGCCACATCTTTGCCGAACGGCTTTGAAGCAAGGGAACGCAGCACATCGACGAACTCAGGCCGCCACGGCGCAGACTTCTTGCGGCGCTCGTATTCCTGCCTGGTTTCATCCTCATACTTGGGAAGATAAAGCTCGCCCTTGGCTCGAACTGCGGCAGCGCCAGCAACGATATCTGAAATCAGCGTCCATGCCGGGAGCATGGCTTCGTAAGCCGCCGAGGGTTTGTCGACGGTTGCATCTTGACTTGCGTTGGCCATCAGCCCGTCCTGCGATATGAGACAGAATAGGCGACAGGCGGGGCGCGTCTCAGGCTTTCCACCGCATACCGCAGCGCATCAATGACATGGTTCTTCTTGTCTTCCAGCACCGGCAGGATTTCTCCGGTCTTCTCGTCGGTCTTGAACGAGTAGAGCGACAACTCATCAATCGTATGCTTGCAGCGAGGATGGACGATGATGTCGTAGCTCTTCAGGAACTCGATGCCATCCATGACGCTGTTTGGCCCCTTGAGGGCCGCTGTAATCTTGTCGTAGCCGTTGCGCCGCATGTAGCTGATCGTCTCTGGCCTGGCGCTGTCAGCTCGGATCGGCCATTTGCGGGCACTTTGTGGCTGATCCGGAACAAGGCTGTCAAACAGAGCCGGCGTGTTGTCGATCTCGCACCCGACCTTGTAGACTTCCCGATCTATGAAAAGCGTCCGCCCATCAATGAAGCAGCGAACGAGAACAGTCGGATCAACGGAGAAGCCCCAATCAGCCCCGTGATAGAACCGAGCGTCCTCGGGCGTCTCGAACTCTTCTTCCTTCCAATTGCGGAAGACGCGCGCCTCTGAATTGCGCTCGTATCCACCGCCCCAGATATGGACGTATTTGTCAGCGTCGCGCTTGCGGTCCCAATCCTTTTCCTCGGCTAGAACGTTGGGAAACCAGGGATTATCCGACCAGTTCGCAGGAATTACGATGGCGCCTGGTGGTGGTGAACCTCTAAGGAACGCATCCACCGGGTCTTTTGCCTTCCTCGGATTCCATGAGAACCACAGTTCGGAGCCGGGCTTTCGAATGGTAGGTCGCAGCATGTCCAATGACCGCTGCGAAAGCGATTGGGCCTCCTCGACCCAGGCTATATCATAACCTTCAAGCGACTTGATGCTCTCGGCCGTATGGTTCTGCATGCCCTGGAAGATGATCAGGCCGTCGCCGGGCGTTCTGATCTCGTATTGCAGGCATTCGAACAGCGAACCGACGCCAAGGGACTGGATCTTGTCCTCAAGCAGGCGCTTTACCGATTGTTCCAAGGACTTCTGAACTTCGCGGATGCACACCGCTCTCAGACCAGGGCGCATTATCGCAGCCTCGATCAGGCTCTCAGCAAAGAAATGCGATTTCCCCGATCCTCGCCGATCATCAAAATTGTCGCCACGGCTATGGCTACGAAAGTCAACGACCACGGCAACGTCAGTTCGTCCAGCTACGACAACAAGACGCCATACGCCGAATGGCTGGCCGGGAGCCTAATTCGCGAGGCAACCAAGTCCGTCATGGCCGCGAAGGTCGCACAGTTGCGTCCCGCCATCGAAGCGCAAGTCGAGAAGGCGCTGACCAAGAACACCCGTTCGATTGCGGTGTCTCTGACGGACAATTTCATCAAGCAGGCAGCGGCTGGATACGGCGTCGTCATCAACATGACCGCCGAAATGCGCGTCCGCGATTAAGCGGCACCCCGGCCTCCGGCGCGCACAGGAGAATGAGATGAGCGAGACAGTGCAGCACCAGATCGGCCCCGATGGCGAAAGTACCGAGAAGTGGGCAATCCGCAGCCCCGGCTTTTTAGGAAGCATACAGCAGCTTACGCGTTGCGCGCGGTGTGGATGCAATCTTCCCCCGAGGAAGGCCAATGAGCCTCGCCGTTTCCGGGACATTTTCAAGCCTACGCTGCATGTCATTTGCGATGAGTGCTTCGAAGCGTTGCCGGCTTAGCCAACAGCATAGCACGCCCCGGTCTCCGGGCGCCGATATGGGAGATGGAATCGATGAACGCAACTACGAAATTCCGAGACGCAGACGAAATCCTTCCCTGCCCATTTTGCGGCTCGCCTGCCTCAGTTGAGGAGATCGACGGCAGGAACGTGACGTTCTCTGTTGGGTGTGACAGCCACGATGAGGCTTACTGTATCGGCTACCAGTCTCTCACAACTTTCCCGACGCGCAAGGCAGCAATAGCCGCCTGGAATAAGCGCTCTGGGGAGGGGGTCGTGACGAAGGATGCGGACGAAGCTCTCACGGAGATCGCGGCAGAGAATGAGGCAGCTCGCGACGACGAGTTCAACACTTGGGAAGACGGCGACGAATAGTCCCCCACCCCAAGCCAACCGCACAGGCGCCGATAGGAGAGACAGATGCCAGGTTTCAGCAAGGAAATGCAGGACGCGCTTCGGGCGGACGCTGAGAAGCTTTCGGCGATGACTGGCGAGGAACACACAGTCGAGTTCTTCTCAACTCCATGGGATGGGGAGCCGGTTGCTTGGCGCGTAATTCCTGAGCCGAATTTCCGCCCGTTCCATTGCAGCAAAAAGGCTGACGCCGAGCAGGTTGCGCACAATTACCTGACCTACGTCAAAGGCTGCACCGGGGCGATTATCGAACCGCTCTATGCCGGTCCCTCTGAGAGAATTCATCCCAGAACTTACGGGACCAACACCCCCTCAGAATAGACCGAACACGACCGAAGAAGACGGAGAGCACAGATGACGCATCAGACGCATAAAGTCGCAACCGACGCTCTGGATACTCTCGGGACGCATCCGATCCCGGAAAACTCGGGCCGTGACGCCATCCATCTGGCTGTTGAGCCGGCCGTTGCTGGACACATGCTGTCCGCTGGCCAGCGCGTCAAGATCGACAACGGTTTCGCGGTCGCCGCCTCGCATGACGCAACTGGCATCGTTGACCCATTCCTGATCGACCTCGTTCATTCGGGACAGAAGTTCTGGCTGGTAGTGCTGCCTCGCACAATCACTTCGCTGCGGCACGTATGGAGCCACCCGGACTTCCCCGAAGATGGCAGCGTCGTAGTGTCGGACAAGGAGGCATCGATCGCCTGGATGCGCGAATGGGCCAAGAAGCATGTTTCCGACGACTATTATGGCGACCGCGATACCGTGAGCGATGAGGAGGCTTACGCCTTCGCTCTTCGTGCCGGCGAAACAACCCATATTGGCCCCTACGAGGACGCCCGAGACCACATCGACAACGAATGGTGGTCTCATTGGGAAACCATCACAGGCAAGCCCGGCAAACGCGGCGAATACTTCTCCTGCTCCTGCTGATCTTAAAGAGGCGAAACAGCCATGACCATCCACCCCGACCGCTTAGCCCGCATGAGCGGGGATGCGACGATCCTCACGTTCCGGCAAGTTCGGAATGCGGTTCGCTCGATGGTCTCAGCCGATGAAGCTGAACGCCTGGCCTCTGCCTGGCGCATCGCCTCCCAGGACATCGCCAGCGACATCATCCATATCCGCGCATCCATGAAGGTCATTGCGGAGCGGAACGACAGACTTCCGGGCGGCAACTGGCTGGTCCACAGCCCAGCCTATGTCGAGATTTGCGAGAAGCGCCTCCCATGGCAGCTATCAATCTATCTCGGAAACCTTCGGACAGTCAGTGAAACAGAAGCAGCCATGGACGCGGCGGGCATTCCGTTCGCCCGCAGCTCAGATGCTTGGAGTGAGTGATGCCAAGAGATCATTTGGATGAGACAATGAACCTCGAAGTTTCAAGGATGCAACGCGAGGCAATGGAGGGGAGCGGTTTTATATCCTACCAACTGCGCACATATTTCCGCGACCTTTGCCGCGTAATCGGGAAGGAAGCCGCCCGTCAGGAGATCGCGGAGATCATCAACGACGAATTCGAAAGGAAGGCGTCATGAGCGATCTGGAGGGAATTGCGTTGTCCGATATCGCGCCGCTGATCGCCTCTCGGTTTTGGGAGAAGACTATCCCGGAGCCGATGTCGGGGTGCTTAATCTGGCTGGGTTCGGCCAATCCTGGCGGATATGGAAATTTCTGGTGTGAGGGGCGGTCAAGAAAGGCGCATCGGGTTGCGTACGCTATCGAATACGGCGCGATTGAGGCTGGCGTTGACGTCATGCACAAATGCGACAACCCGGCCTGCGTAAATCCGCGCCATCTCATCGCCGCGCCGACTGCGGCAAACATCAAGGACGCTTTTGCTAAGGGCAGATTGCATCGGCGAGGCGATAAAAACTCAAAGACGATCATACCCGACAACATGGTTCCGATCGTTCTTCGTCTAATCGAGTGTGGTGTAACTACCGCACAGATTTCACACGCATTCGAAGTCAACCAATCAACCGTCCGCAGAATAGCGCGCGGAGAACGGAGTGTCGCATGATTCATCTTGCAAAACTACGCGATCCTTTCCCGCCGGATATAATCGAGTGGCGAGTCGGCTCTACTTCAAAGGACAAGTCAAAGGGGCTGGCGCTCGCGTACATCACGGCTCGCGACGTGATGCAGCGGCTCGATGAAGTTTGCGGACCTGAGAACTGGCAGTGCGATTATCCGCACGCCGGCTCAAAGACTGTCTGTCGCATCGGCATCAAGGTTGGCGAGGAATGGATCTGGAAGGCCAACGGTGCTGGCGACACTGATATCGAGAGCGAGAAAGGCGCTCTCTCCGATGCCTTCAAGCGGGCTGCGGTCCTGTGGGGCATCGGACAATATCTGTATGACCTGGAAAGCCCGTGGGTCACGCTCGACACCAATACAGGCAGTGATGGCAAGGTCTACGTCAAGGGCATCGCCAAGCACGAATATACGAGGCTGCACAAGCTTCTTGGCGGGAAGTCGAGCAACCAACTCAAGATGGACGACGAATGGACAACGTTCCAGAACGATCTCTGGGGCTGCAATTCGGTCGCCGCTATCGAAGCCCTGTACAAGGAACTCCGCAAGACCTGGACGGGCACATGGCTTGAGCAGGCGGCGGAAGCTTGCGCGGCGCGAAAAAAGGATGTGCTGGCTGCTGAGAACGATAGCAAGCCACAGGATCGCAACAAGTACCTCGATGCAGTCGGAGGTATGTGATGGCTAGGCGACCCGACAAACCAGTCTACAGCTTCATCCGAAAGGGGAACGGACTTTTCCCAGAGATGGACTACGACCTTCGCGCACTCGACGGCGTGGCGAACGGACAGCGCGTCCGCATCGACATCAAGGAATGGCGGAATCTCGACAGGCTCAAGGCCTATTGGTCAATGCTTCACGATGTCGTCGCAGCTACCGGCGCAAACGGCTTGACAGCCGAACGGCTGCACGAAGTCGCCAAGCTCCAGAACGGGTGCGTAGACGTGGTGCTTTTGCCCAACGGAACGCCGATCGCCATCCCCGCTTCCATCGCCCTGGACCGCATGTCGGAGCCTGAGTTCGTCGCCTTCTTCAACAAGGTCGAGGAGTGGCTGGCGAAGACATACGGCTACGTTCCCGAGCAGCGGAGGGCCGCATGACCCGAGAACGAACAATCCAGGTAGCCGCTCATGTGCGCCGCTCGCCTTCGCGATCGCCAGCATTTGCCGCGCTCCACAATCGCTTAGTCGAAGAAGTCGAGTTCATGAAATTGCTCCGCCTTCAAAGCGAACTGGCAGAGGCGATGGAGAGAGAGTTGGAGACGGCCGAATGTTGAGCATTCTGCGCAAGATTTTCTCAAGATGCTCGCACGTTTGGGTCGAGTTCGCCACCTCCGACATAGTTCGGGCCAGCAACGAAGAACTCGTTGGCAAGGCATCGTTCTGTAAGTGCGAGAAATGCGGTGAGCGCCGAGTTTTCAAGATGAGGCTTTGACGATGCCCCGCCGCTCCTTCACCAAGAAAGACCGCGCTCGCATCTTCAATGCACATCTTGGAGTCTGCCACATCTGCCAAGGCAAGATCGGCGTCGCCGAGCCGTGGGAAATCGAGCACATCATCCCCTACGCGCTGACCCAGGACAATAGCGATCCGAATCTGAGACCGGCCCATATCCGCTGCCACAAGGTTAAGACCCACAAGGAAGACCGCCCGCGCATTTCAAAGGCCGAGCGCATGCGGCTCAAGCATCTCGGCGCCTATCCCGAGCCCATCGGCAACGCCAAGCTTCAATCGCGCGGCTTCGCCTCAACCCGGAGGTTTCAGGAATGACCGACACATCCACATCGGACACGGCGCTTGTCGAGCGGCTGAAACTGTGGAGCGATCCTGCCGAATTTGAGCGGATCATGACCCATTGGGATTCGTGGCGCTCCTACATTAAGAAAGGCGGCGGGGCATCATGGCCGCGTGACGCCTTCGAAAGCATCCTCGATGCTTTTGCTCAGGACGGCGCCGAAGCCGCCGCTCGCCTCACCGCCATGCAGGCGGAACTGGAGGCGCTGCGACGCAAATATGACACGACGTTGCAATGCTACGAGGGAGCCATCCACCGCTACGAAGTCGCCGAAGCCGCTCTTGGATGGAACGATGAGCCCGACTGCGCCGAAGCCGCTATAGTGGCGTGCCAGCACAATAGCGAATGGCTCGAAACGTTTTCCAATGTGGTGGAAGGCCGCCTCGAAGACGAGTTGCAAGAGGCGCTTGGCCTAAAGCCGCTCCCCGAATTTGCATCGCGCACTTGGGACGAGCTTCTCGACATCGTTCGGGAGCGCGCCGCTCTCGCCCTATCGGCGCCGGGGATGGTGCCTCAGGTCATCGACTACGAGGAAAGCGGTGTCTCGGAACTCGTCCTGACCGATGAGTTTCACATCTATGGCGAGACGGCAACCGTCGTTGTCATCCGCAATGCTGAACGGCGCATCGTCGGCTTCCAGTGGTTCACCAAGGACATTCCAAACCCGAAGCCCGCCGACTCCCCCTCTCAGACCAAGGAGTCCGACCATGCCTGATCTCGAAAAGATCGAGGCCGAGCTTCGCGCGGGGCTGGAAGGCGTGACGCCGGGGCCGTGGTATCAAACAGGCGCACCGTGGTTCCGTAGTGGAGATGGTGTGCTCGCCGGCTCACCAGACGGCAATATCGCATACCTGATAGCCGACTGCGACAACTTCGCGGTACCGCGCGAAGAATACGACGGACCTTTCCCGTTGGGAGATCAGGATGCCGACGCGGCCCACATCGCACGCTGCGACCCAGACACCATCCGCCTCCTCCTAGACGAACTCTCCCGCCTCAGAGAGGCAGAGAAACGGCTGACCGATGAACGCGACATGTGGAAGGGCCGCGCCGAAGCCGCAGTGATGATCGGACGTGCATTGCATGGCCGTGCCGCTCTTTCAGAGGAGAAGGGAAGGTGAGCAGGCCGCTGCTGTCCCCACTCGAAGCCGCGCGCGAGCTGTGCATATCGGAGAAGCAACTCCGCGCGCTCACTGCGGCTGGACGCATCAAATATGTGAACATCGGGCTCGGCTCGAAGAGAGAGACGCGTCGATACGATCCCGCCGACCTGGACGACTTCCGGCTGGTGATGACGGGCAATTGGACAGACCCGGAGCCCGAACCAGAACCGGAGTGGAACGGGCCAAGCTCGCCCATCTTCCGTCGAAAGCCGGCCCCAGATGCGTCGCTCCTTGGCTATGTCTATTTTATCGCCTCCGGCGGCAAGGTGAAGATTGGCCGTGCCAAGGACGTGAAAGCGCGGATGAATGCGCTCCAGTCTGGTTGCCCCTACCCGATCCACCTCATCCACTACGAGCAAGGTGGCGCGACGGCGGAGAGGAAGCTTCACCGCAAGTTCAAGGCTCACCGCGACCGGCTGGAATGGTTCCGCATCGAAGGCGAGCTTGAGACATTCTTACGAGAGGTGCAGCCGTGACGCGCCCGCTGGCCCTCTCTCAGCAGCAAATCCGCGCGATCTGCGAAGGCGCGAAGAAGGCCGGCTATGCACCAGTCATCCAGGTTGGCAACATCCTGGTTCGGCTTATCCCCGAAGATCACGCTATCCCTGCACAGCCTGATCGGCCAATTGACCCCGGAGAGGACATAGAGCTTTGACCGAGGGCATGCCAAAGAAGCTGCCGCCTTTCGTCACCGTCGAGCGCTCCCGCCACGGCAAGGTCGTTTTCTATTTCCGCAAGGACAAGGGCAAGCGGACGCGTCTCCCGAGCCTGACAGCGCCAGACTTCGATGCAAAGTACCTGGCCGCACTTGCCGCCTCAGAGCCGCAGAAACAGGCCAAGGCAGGCGCAGGGAGCTTGGCGTGGCTCATTACCCGCTACAAGGACAGCGGCGCCTACGCGGCCCTCTCTGCGGCCACCAAGCGGCAACGGGATAACATCCTCAAGGGCGTGGTCGCGAAAGCTGGTCATCACCCCTACAAGTCGATATCGCGCAAGTCGATCATCAATGGCAGGGAGGCGCGCGCATCGACGCCAGCACAGGCCCGCAACTATCTCGACGCGATGCGCGGGCTGTTTCGCTGGGCGCTCGATGCCGAGATGGTCAAGATCGATCCGACCGAGAGCGTCAAGAACCCGAAGCGCCAGCCGGGCCCCGGCTTCATCGCTTGGTCGGAAGACGACGTGGCTGCATTCGAGCGGCGCTGGCCCATAGGCACCAAGGAGCGTGTCTGGCTAGACGTGCTGCTCTACACCGGCCTGCGGCGCGGCGACGCCGTGCGGCTTGGGAAGCAGCACATCCGCGATGGCGTGGCCACCATCAAGACTGAAAAGAGCAAGTTCAAGATGGAGGTCAGCATTCCGATCCTGCCGATCCTTGCAACGACGCTGGCGGCTGGCCCGACCGGTGATCTAGCTTTGATCGTCGGAGAAAATCGGAAGCCTCTGACCAAGGAGAGTTTCGGCAATTACTTCCGCGCGGCCTGCGACAAGGCTAGCCTGAAAAAGCGGTCAGCTCATGGTGTCAGAAAGATCGGTGCGACCAGGGCAGCGGAAGCCGGCGCGACCGACAAAGAGCTTGATGCGCTATTCGGCTGGGAAGGCGGGATGATGTCGAAACTGTACACCCAGAAGGCTGAGCGCAAGCGTCTGGCCAAGCAGGCTTCGGAAAAGATCGAGAACGCTCAACGCCCTCACCTTGTTTCCGCTGGCCCGCACCCAGAAAAAATGCTAGGTTAA